ACATGAACCAAATCAATATGCCCGACTTTGACTTACGAGACATTCATGTTAAAAAATCTCGTATTGGTTGCCGCTCTTCATCGGCAGATCAAGACGCTCTGCGCAACGGACGAACGGGGTCTGTGCCTTCAAGTTTTCCCGGAAACGTTTATCATAATATTTCACGGTGCTTTGAGGCAGGTTAGAAAGCTGGTTTCCACTGGGGGAAAAAGACATATGTTTCTATCCCTTAGGCATTGCTCCGAGTGGCCCGCTTGGCGGCTGCTTGACGATCAAGTTCATCCACCAGTTTTCGGAATTGAGGATCGCGTAATTTGATCTTATATTCGTCTGCGGACATCTTAGCAATGTCAGACGAGCTAAGGGTGACACTCGGCATATTAGGACTGCCGTCTGAAGAATTGGAATTATTCAGACCTGAGGGTACTCTAGCTTGTCTCGCTTGCGGTTGCGCTGGGGGAGTAATCCGACTCTCTGCTGCAACGGGAGCCGGGGCGACCGGTTCCGTAACCTTCACGGGCTCTACCACAGGGGCAAGAGCGGGTGCAGGAATTGCCTCACGCACGATTGGCCTGTCTAGAAGCAATCCGGCTTCCGACAGAGTTGAAAGGGCAAGATCAAAATTCGCGACGGTTGGTGTGAGCCCTTTCTTCACCATCCAATCCGTCAGGACTTGTTTGTTTTCCTGACAAGGATAAAATGCGTCCTTCTTGGCCGTTTCGAATATGTCGTAATTCTGACGGGCCATTACTGTCAGGGTTTGAAGCTGTTGCTTATTGAAACGATCCCGTAGGTGTGCGGGCGACATCCCAATCGCAGCTTCGAACAATGTGTTGACCGCTTCGACTGACTTCGCAGGGTCTTGCAAATCCTGTGAAAGGGAGAAGCGCTCTTCCGCGGACAATTCACGCGGCTTTAGTTCCATTGTATCTTGAAATTCAGCATCAGCAGGCACTTGCACGGCGTCATCAGCGATGCCAAGTTTCTGCTTACGGGTGACTTCGCGCAGTTTGCGTTGGAGCAGGACATTCTGCTCTGTCAACTTCTCGCGCAATTCGTCAGTCGTTTTGTACTTGATAACTTGCTTGCCGCCGATGGGCCGATTAAGTTCATCTGTCGGCTGATACTCGTACCGCTGTTCCGGCAGTTCAACTGGAGCGGGCGGCTCAACTGGCGCGACAGGCTCGACCGCTTCAACTATCGGCGCGACGGGCTCGACCACCGCGGGTAGTTCTTCGGCGGGCGGGCCATCCAATACCACAGGTACCACCGGCACGCGATTCACACGCGCACGAAATTCAGGGTCCGACAACTTCTGTCGGTACTCATCCGCGGGCATCTCCTCGATGGCTCGCAGTTCTTCTAAAGAAAGTTCCTTTGGTTCTGACATTACTCCTCCTAGTTATTACAAAGTCTTCTGATTAGCATCGATACAATACTTTATCCAACTGAAAGCACTGTCAGCTAGCCATTTTGCAGTTACCCTCTCGATCACTGTAGAGCTAGGGCGTTCATCAAGTCCCTCTCTAAGCCTTACAGTAATCGTTATTTGATCTACTTCTTTGTCATCAATGCATGCAACTGCCGAAAGGCTTGATTGACTCATGATTTCCTCCTCTATCAATTATTGAAAGTCTGGTGCTACCTCAGATACTTCAGGGTTGTCCATCGTACCTAATCGCATTGCGTTGTACTTGTGCAGGTTCAACTCGTCACTGAGGCGAACCATGAACTCTTGATAGAACAGTGTGGCGGTTTGTGCCGCCGCATGTTTCGCCAAAATCTCCTCGGGTTTTGTCGAAGGGGTGTTCATCAAGTTATGATTAAAGTCCCTTATGGCGTTGAGCATTAACTTCTGGGTCAGATCAAACCCTTCTGTCTGCGCATACGCACTCAATATAGCTCGCTGATCCTCGCTTAATTTGAAGTCTGGCATAGCCATACTTGAAAGTTGCACGGTGTCCTTTGGATCAATCATATTCTCCTCCGAAATTGGTTGGGGCGGCGAGTAGGTATTTGAACGGGTGGTAGAGACATCCCGGTTGACTCGCAATCACCGGCACCTAAGCCGGTGCTTTCCACTTTAAGCTACGTCCCAAAATGTAGGGGCTAATTTTCACGTCTGAGGGAAGCCCCGGCAACCCGCGAATGATTTGGGGTGGGTTTAGCATGCATTTCCCATCTCAAGGATAATCGCGTATCCTATAAGAGGGTATCAGCCTCTTGTTAGTGACCTTATCGCAGTCACCCATGTCGGGTATCAATCCGATGCGCCTGAACATCATTCAGGTGATCTTACTCAACGTTTGGCTGCATTCCTTCAAGCCCGCCGGTACTCGGCATGCCCTCGGTTGCTTCTTCCAATCCGTTCGCCTTTGCTGAGGCGACAACCAGATCACGCTTGATGCGATTGTCTGATTGCTGATTTTCAAGTTGTGACTTCTGTTCGAACTGCTGTTGACTCTTGCCCGCTGCAGCCTGCTGCTGTTGCTGCATAAGGGCGGCTTTCGAGTTAGCAGCACGCTTTGCCTTCATCGCTGGCGTCAATGGTTTGATGATATCATTCTCGTTCTTCCACTCAGAGGCTTCCAGCCACATGCGAAGGATCGGCTTGAAGTCAATGTACTCTTCATTGATCTCCGCGAGGCTGTCTTGAATCTGCGGATTCTGGAGAATCTGAGTCAGCATGACCATCGACTGAGCCATGGTACGCTTAGCCGAGAGTGACGCGCCCGCGAGAACTTCATACTTGATTTGGGCGTCATGGAACTCTTGCATGTCAAGGTCTTTGACATATGCATCGCCCTTTTCTTTGCCGAGCACCGCGAGGATCGCAGCATCTGACATGATATTAAATACCATCCAGTCAAGCACACCGAGGAAGGGTTTGAATACCTGTTCAATGAAATTGTCCAGCGGACCGTCGAGGCGTGTTGCGCTCGCACCCGCGAGGATATTCGCTCCGCCTGCGGTCCTGCCCATAGAAGACCTTGGGCCAGCCGAAGAACCTTGTACTAACTGTTGATCTGCGCCGGAACTCGACTCTGTAGCCTGCTCTGATTCTTTCAGAGCATTCCAGATGTCATTGGGCACTTTAGGCGTTTCCATCAGGCGATATGATTTCTCGGTGTCACCGACAGTCAGAATTTTGCCAAGTCCGGTTCGTATCATCTGTGTCGGAGCACTGTCGTCGCGATGCCGCAGGTAAATTGGGTTTGCGCCGAAGCTGAGAATTTTCAGGATGGCGTTAATCGTTCCTTGATCAACGCGCTGGTTCTGCCCGACAATGAGTCCGAGACCCATGCCATAAAATGCTTTCGGGCGGTTCCACCAGTTAGACGACAGGAAATTGATCTGGTTGAATTCGTTCTTGCCGCTGTAAAGCACAGTGCGCTGATTGAGCACCATGATTTTGCGGCCATTGTCCACGTATTCCATCACTTCCAGTTTAGTCCGCAGGGGGTCGGGGCTCACTCGCATGTTGACTTTCATTGCGTGGTGAACAACACCCTCGATGTAACTGGCCTGCTCTGTCTCTAAGAGTTGGGCTTGCTGGTTGCTAGTTGCCCAGAAAGTTTTCAGGACTTCATCACTGATATCTTTCCAACCGAGAATAGCATCGCCGTCTTCGCCGTCTTCCCGCGCTTTGCGCACGGCAGTAAGAAGGTCTTTTACTTGGTAATAATCCAAGTACCGAATATCGATGACCCATCCGGCTTTACGGATATCACTTACTGCAAGTTGCGGGTCCACGAGAACTTTGTCAACTGGACGCCATTCAAAAAACGGCACCGGAACAAAGGTCTCTTTGGTCTCGATAGAAGGTGGTTCATCCGTCGGTACGGTAATCGATTCATCCCCGCCCTCAATTTTCACCTTGGTAGCCTTACGCGTGTGCTTGCAAACTTTCTTCCAGTCATACCCCCATTTGAAGATGCCGGTTCCTAAGAACGCCATCTGCTCAAGACCCCACTTGGTCTGAGTTTTGAAGTCACAATCACGCAGGATGAACGAAAATAGTGTTGATTTGGCGTCCGCGATCTCCTGTGAAGTGCCGGGCATTGGCCGCAGGACCATCGGAGGATCATCGTAGAACAATCCCTTGTAAAGTTGAGGTACGACTGCGTTGCAGACTTTCGCAACTGTAAACCGCTGGACGTTTGGCTCAAGGATGTAAGTGTTCTCGTATACTGTCATAGGACGCGGGGATTGATACAGCAGGTCCGCATCTCTCCACAACAAACTCCCAAATTTGTTACTGCCATTAGGCAGGGTTGATCATTTCTGTCAACCTCTCATGGTTTATATTCCACATGAAGTTCGGACTATTGCTTCATCTTTCGACGCCCTCTCACTTAGTCTCTCACGGTGCTTTCGCTTCCGCCTCGTCTCCATTTCAGGGTTCCGAGTCAATCAGAGTGGGTTTTAAGACAGCAGGTTTGTTTACTGTCTGTTGGCTATGTATGCCTTGGCATTAGCGGCGGATTGCACAACTAACGCTAATTCTGCATCCTTTACAACGATCTCACCTTCCGCATTGAAATCTGAATCGACAAGTTGTCGGTTAGGATTACCATGTGTATTCTGCAGATCGTCTAGCCTTATTTTTTCTACAGCGGGTTCATCGGGCATTGGCTCTCCTTTGCTTTTTCCTAGCACGATATTCTCTATTACGAAGAGCAGCTAAGCTAGGATTCTCTGATCTCCTACGTATGTTGGATTCAGCGATAGCGGGATTGGGTACGCCCGTTTTAGCGATGCTCAAGTTTTTACGATGCTCGGCGGATTTAGGAATTCCTCTCATTCCCAATTTGCACTTCGCGATATGTTCAGGGGAATTCTTGTACCCAGTTCGCGTAGCCCCACCCGTACCGCCCTCAGCCAGATTATACCCAAATTCAGGCACCCTAGCATCAGTCGTACGAATAAAAAATCTCTCCATCTCGTTTAGCTGCTGTTTGTCAATTGCGCGAATCAACGATGTGATGACAAAACTCTCTGGTCCATATTTGCGTATTGCTCGATATAAAACAGGCTTATCATTCCATCTATCAGCAGAAACTGCACGTCTAAAATTCAATTTCAAATACGCCGACAAATCTCCACAATGCTGGCCTACATAAATCTTATCATTCACCATGTTGGTAATGGCATAGACGTGCATACTTTCTCCTCAACTAAAAAGATCGGCGAACGGATCAGCATTCTCACGCGCATCCTGCTGTTGGTTATGGACTATGTCAGCCAATGACATGTCAGGATTCTCAAGCTGCATTTCTTGCGCATTTAACTTCGCGTAAGCGTTGAGCCCATAGACCCTATCGTAATTGGGCCTCGCAAATGGATCAGGGTTGAAGTCCGCTTGCTGGGCGGTTGTCCTCGCTTCCATGTCTGCGTAACTCGAAAACTGATTGACTAGGATCGCAAGTGCATCGACTATGTCATCGTGTGTAGCGGCGGCGGTGCCAAACTTGGAGAGTTCATCATACATCTCTTCCTTGCCCGGCATAGCAAACGAGAACAAGAGCCGTTCATCGCCCAAGAGTCTGAGCACCGGCTTTGCCTTGATCTGCTTCGCGTTGGTCTTTTTTCCTACACCCAGAGAGACGAATTCAATATTCGCCCGAACTCGAAGTGCGTCCATCTCTCTGTAAATCTCTCTGCCCAACCATTTGACGCCGACCGATTCCTCTATGCAGAGACGTTTAGGTCTCCACTTCAAAACGGTGCCCGCGATTATCTTAGGCAATTCGTATTCGTTGAACCGGCCCCGCTGCATGTCAATAATGTAGAACTTCCCACCATAGATCAGCGCGGTAATGATCACTGTATAGTCCGCCCACGACTTCGTCGAGTAGGCTGTGTCAATCGCAGTGACGATCATCCCTGTGCCGGGAATCAAGTTCGACTGGATTGTACGACGTACAAGGAGTTCACGGGGGAACTTTACCGAATGAAACAGTGTTGGATCATTCAGGTATTTAATCGCGAAGTACGGATCAGTCTTTTGTTTTGTCCGCAAAAACTGGTAAGTTAACGCGTGAGGATTGCCGGGCTCATTGAACCAAAATTCGTAATCCTGCTCCGTCATTTCCTCAGGTATTTTACCTGCAGCTACGGCAGCGGCGTTCATCCACCAACACGCTCTTATATATATCTTCGTTGGGAAATCTTCACCCTCATCAGAATACTTCTTTGCATTCTTAATGATCTGTCCGTAAACATCCTCACTGTCGTACCAAGTTCCTATAACATCATAGAAACCGTAAGGATGGAGCATGGCTTGGTTGATGCTAACCTGCTTGTTGACATTCCTGATACGATCAACTGTTTGAGAATTTTCATTGGTGACCGTATCATCTAATTTTAGGCAGCAAACGTGCCAACCCGCGAGGTTCTGTTCAATCGAAGCTGCGCAAACCGTACATTCCTTTTCCACTTGGCTAACGGCTGGCGTCTGATACTCGTAAGCCTTGCCGTCATCCAAAGGAATCGTATGTTCCGCAAAAAGAACTTGGAACATACTAGGGGTGCCATCCCGCATTGTACGGGCTTTGAATGCCTTCTTGAGTTTCTTTGGGGCAAACACACCCAAAAAATCATCCCCCGCATCTTCTAGTGTGAAATGCCCTTTGATCTCTTTAACAAAATCCTCAGCCAAACCAAGCACGCCCGTCAAAATCATGATCGTAACTTCGGGGAAGTTGCACACCCACTGAATACAATCAGCCATGTCCATCGTGCTTTTGAAACCACCACGAGGTACAAGAAGCAGTCGCTCTTTCTTATCAATGTACGAAGTTGCAAATGCCTTAAAGGATTTTGCTGTTGGATCTTTTTCAACAAAGAACCCGTTCGAAATCTCCTCATGGGTGTTGTGAATCTTACCATCTGTCCAAACGTACTCGTGATCCGTCATAGCATCATAACCAAGGAGTTTGCAAAGTGCGAACAAGTTGGTTTGGGCCATAAATCGACAGTCAATCATCAAATCACTGGACACCCCATAATGGGTGCATGCCTTGAGCGTTTTGGCCTTATTGCCCTCTAACATGTTTGCAGACGCATGTAAAGCCTTCGCGTGGAACTCTTCTGGTGTCAAATTTTTGTGTTGATAATTTTTATCCTGTTTGTGCTTCTCCAACCACGTTTGAAGCTGTTCGACTAACATAAACCTCTCCCCATTTTTCTATGTAGTCGGCGGCTTTACGAAGGAGAGCGGGAGAGTCTAACATTTTCCCAAGAACAGTATTACATCTCCAACACAAAAGTCCTCTCACACAATTACCACAGGATTTCTTGCCAGAACAACAAGACCTGTCATGATCAATGTTTGGGCTAGCGACGAACTCTTCACAACAAACGGCACAGGCACGACCCTGTTCTTTCATCTTTTCCTCAAACAATTGAGGAGACAATTTAAATGTCCGTTTACGGTGCTGGTTTCGGTGATATTCCTTGTTGCGGTCACCGCGTGCCAAGATGTAGTTTTTAGAACGTATCTTGAGGCACTCTTTGCAGTGCCGTACCGCGTAGCCATCTTTGGTGTATTCCAAAGTGTTCTCTGCAGAAAGCTGATGACCTCTAAGACAATGAGACTTGCGAAATCCTTTTAACGGCATGATTTTCTCCTTATACGAGATTGGGGGCCGGTATAAGCGACCCCCGCCACTCAGGTAATTAGTCTGGTGGTTAAACTTTGGGTTACATCCCTGCGGGCGGTGCTCCTGCGCCAGAAGGCGGCATCGCGCCTGCGGCTTCTGCCGGGGGCATCTCCGGTTGCTGCGCTTCCATCGTAGGTACGTGCTCATCCATATGGGCCTTCAATGCCGCTCCATCTTTTGCGGTATGCTCTTCCATCTTATGAGCAGGGTGGTGATGATGGTGTTCAATTATATGACTACCATCTTTCGCCTTACGCACGCGAATCTCTTTGAGGGATTTCTTTGGCTGCTTGTCACCCTCAGTGATCTTGCTATAAATATTTGCCATTGGGTTGTCCTTTGCTGGTGTGATCTTCTCGCCCTTGTGTACAATAGCAGGGCCGGTCTCCGGTACAGAATCCGTACCGTCTTTGTAACTCGGGAGCGGCTTAACCATGTCGCTCACATCAATTCTCTTCTCGCCCGGTTTGCTACCGTAAGAACCAGACTTGACTTTGTCAACTTTCATCGATGGAGCAGGTTTAGCAGGGGAGGCGGGGATTTTAGGAGCATCCGTCACTTCCATATCCGCATTAGTCTGTCGTTTGCGCTCTGCGGAGCCGGGATCGGTTTCATCTGTAACATTCTTCGGCATACTAAGCCTTTCCAAAAAATTGTGGCAGAGATTTCCATCGCTCTCGAAGATGACTCCTAAACCCAATACCCGGATCATAAGGAGGATAGAGAGTACGAAACTTCTTTTCGGCTGCAATAAAACTATCTGGCATCTCCCCAATCGTTCGAAGGAAAGCCAACATCATCCCCGGCCCGCGGGTATGTCCCGCGATGCAGTGCGATAAAACCTTGTCGCCTGCGTCATATCTTTCTTTCAGAAACTTCAACCCCGCGTCAACTGCCTTCGCGGGTATGAACGCCGGATCATCTACGTCGATGAGGTTCAGTGCCATGTGCTTTTTGTCAGAGCGATAGAAATAATAGTTCTCGTTCTTAGGAGCACCAAGTTCAGTGTAACCAAGTACAGCCCGATGACAATCCGGCGAACCATCTTTGCAGGCCGCGAGGATCGAAAATCCGCGCCTCTCTGCATCTGGCACGGCTTCCTCATCTCCTACATAAAGTCTGTCAATAATCTCGGTGAGAATCCCTTTGTAGTCCATTACGCCCCCAAATAATTGCGAACGATTATGTACCCTGCTCTACGACCTTCAAACCAATCCTTCATAGATTTAGCCTTAGGAAGATCGGGGTGATCTGCATACATCTTCATTGCATCGTCACATTGTCGAATCTGTGACTCCAAAAACACCAACAATTCAGTATCCATTACTCCCCCTAGATTCCCAAAGCGATCAAAGCATCCCAAACATGCTCTCGAAAGTGTGGGCGGTTCTGCTTGTGCTTGAACATTTGCTCACGGCGAAACTGTGCTTCCAATGTATTCGTGCCGTAAAAACTGCGTTCCTCGCAGGGATGTTTAGGGAATGCCGCATCGCGTATGACACATGTCGTTGCCATCTTCAACTTGTGGTTGCGACAATCCGGCCCACGTAAAGCGACCAGCACATCCCAAAGGTCTGCAGAGTATGGCTTGTTGCTCAGCATTTCTTGGATGCAATCCAAGGCTTGTCGAAGTGTCTTTGGCTCCTCCACCAAAACCTCCTACTTACAATCTGTGACGAACTTTTTCTTTGCTCCGTCAATCTCCCAATGGCCAGTATGGCCAGCAGCAGGCGTCACTTTCTCCCCTGCTTCCATTTCGTACAGACCCGTCTTAGGGATCACTCCACCCTGATGCATCTTGCCAATGGCCGGGAACTTCGCGTGAACTTTAGCTCGCACAGTCGCTTTCTCAGAAGGCGAACCGAACTGAGATACGCGAGAGAGCGCGTTTCTGGCGTGAGCAGCATCGTTGATCGGGTAGCCGCCCTTACCACCTTCCTTTTTACTAGGTAACGCAAATGACTTCTTGGGCATTTTCTTCCTTGCCCCATAACTGAGCTTTGACATAAATCTCCTTAATCAGTCAAGACAATACTTGACTTTGCGGGCGGAGTCGGCGCGGATTGTTGCGCCTGCACCGATTTCGCCTGCAGTGCCTTGATCACTTGGCCAGTGACGTATGGCACTAAAGCCTTTGCGACAACTGTCGAGAAGTCGCGAGCAAACTCTTTTGCTGTCTGGTCGAGAATACAAATAATGCTGCCGTTAGGACCGCCTTTACGCCAGACTTTAGCGAAGCCTTCAAC